CTCATTGATATCATCGGTTGCCCAATAAAGGTCTCTTACATACACATCTTTGCTGATAACTTTTCCTGCGTCTTGACCTCTTTCGCCATATCCACTGCTTGCATGTGACTTTGCGTATTTAGAGCTTAATGTAACAAAGTCGCCTTCGTTTATTTGGTCAATATCATTAGGAACAGCCCTGTACATCGTGACTTTTGCGTCGGGTCTTTTTCGATACATATAAGCCAACCCAATACTTTCGTTGCTTGCTTGTGCGTATTCGTCACCCTGACGAGGTCGAACACCGCCTCCATATTGGCTTCTTGCCTCAAGAATACCAGTATAAAAATCACTAGGGTAGCCTGCTTGATTTCCTGAGATGTCTTTTGTTAGATCATCAAGACGGATTGACTCTGGGTCACCTGCCCCTCCTCTGGGTTGATGTTGCATACGGTAATCAGTAACAGCTTTAGCTCTTGCTTCAGGGGTTAAAAGCCCCAAGTCTTGAAGTAAATCGTCATCTTTTGCCGTAAATTCTCCACGATTTTCAGCTTTGCTTTTCCACCAATTTTCTATTTGTCTTTCAGTAAGAGGTATGCTTTCAAGAAACTTTTCTGAAGCTTCATTCATCATGTCATTCATCATGACAGTGTCGGGCGGATAAACTTTTTCAAGGTCTTCGTTTATATACCCTCTATTAAGGGCTTCTCCGACTATTTTTAGTTCGGTGTCATTAAACGAACCGTAATTAGTAAGAAGAATTCTAGTTAAACCGCCAGCACCCCGTAACTCACCAGCTTCAAACATATCCTCAATTATTCTTCCTGTCATCTCGGTGTAATAAGAACCTTCCATAACAGGTTTTCTCTCAATTGTAAGAGCCGATGGAAGATTAGACCCTGATTCATTAAGGTCTTTAATAGTTACTGACATTTGGTTGTCAGCTAAATGCTCAAGAACGGCTTCTTTGGTGACAGGTTGATCTGTTTTAAGAAAATTGCCTAGTCCTGACCAATTAAGCTCATCGTCAGTAACTCCTTCTTTTTTAAACATAGATAAGAATTGCTTTGACGTTCCTTTTTCTTGGGTCAAGTTCTTAGCAATGTCTTCTGCTTTGTTATAAAAGTAGTTCTCGTCAAGCGTTCTTTTAGGAGTTGCCGCCATTTCGGATCGAACAATTCCTGTAGGATTGACCATCGCACCAAACTGAGACAAAGGGGTATTTCTTGATATCCCTGCTATTGTCAATCCGTCCATCATGTCTGAAATAGGGGTTTGAGTCCTTTCAGCCAAATCTTGAAGCTTAGAAGGGATCTTCTTTGCATTCTGAACCGCAAGCTTACTTATCGCAGGACTAAATCCAAGAAGAACATCGGAAGCAAGCCCTTCTGCGTATCGCTCCCCAACATTGCCTGTTGTTGTGAAAGCAGGATTGTCAGGATTGCCCAAAGCAGTGCTGGCTTTTAACCCTAGGTTTTTAAGAAAGGCAACCATTGAAGGTTTTTGGAATGGCTCTAAAACTCCCAGTTCTCTAATTACTTTATATGGGCTGTATGGAACATACGAAGCAATATTTACAGCTTCAGCAGGGATACTAAGGGCTGAACCAACAACTCCTGTTCCTAGTTTTGAATAAAACTCAGAGTCTGCTATCGGAAAGTTTTCTACGTAATCAACAACGGTGTCTTTTACTTGCCCAGTAATTGCGTCTGAATAAGTGTCCGTTGAGACTCTTTCTGGCTGAGAAATCATCTTTTTGCCAAGACTGTTAAGAAAATCAAGCATTCGTGTAAACCCTTAGTGGCTTTTCTTTGCCTTTAACTTTAATTTCACTGACTAAGTGTAAGTCATGTTGGCAACTTTTGGCAGTAGACTCGCCAATTAAAATATCCACCTTCTGCTCCTTCGTTGCTGATTCTAATCTGGCTGCTGTGTTTACCGCATCGCCGATAGCTGTGTAGTCAAATCTTTGCTCGCTGCCCATGTTCCCTATCACTGCATCTCCAGAGTTTACTCCAATCCCAATTGCAATAGAAGGCAGCCCCTCAGCTATTAACTCTTGGTTCAATTCTTTCATGTTTTCAACAATCTGGAAAGCACAATTGACTGCTCGGTTTTCATGCTCATCTTGATCAAGCGGTGCATTGAATATAGCCATCATTGCATCACCTATATACTTATCCACCATGCCTTCATACTTTTGCACGGCTTTTTGCTGTGCAGTTAAGGCTTTATTCATTATGTACGTGACTTGCTCTGGTGGCAGAGTCTCCGATAAAGAAGTAAACCCTCTTACATCAGTGAATAAAAACGTGGCATAACGCTTTTCACCCCCTAGTTTTAGCAGTTCTGGGTTCTTTTGAAGCTGTTTTACCTGTCTGGGATCAAGATAATGCTCAAATTGTTTCTTTATCTGCTGTCTAAGACGGTGTTGGGTGCGGAAATTAAGGTAAAAAGCCACTGTAGAGGCTAAAATCTGGCTAATTAACGTCCAAACTACGTCAATCAGCACTCCTTTTGTGATTAATTGCAACCCCAAGGTTACAGTTAGCCCAAATAAAACTCCACCTGATAAAATACCCCAAGTAATGCCAAGTTTACTTAATAATACCCACATCAATGCAACTGTGGATAAGAAAATAGCAACTTCTACTGCCAAAGCATAGTCTGGAATGTAAGGACTGCTCTCTTGTAAGATACTTTCGGCTAATGCAGCCTGAATGTAATGCGGTTCTAGTAATCCGACGGGTGTTGCCAGTTGAGGCATGACTCCAGCAGCGGTTACTCCAACAAAAACAAACCGTCCTTCTACATCCATCTCTTGTAACGATGTTTCATGTGGAACAATCCACGATACCCATTTTCGACCCAGTGAATCCACCTTAACAGGAGGCAAACCTTTAACTCGTATCTCTTCTATCCCATTTTCGTTAGTCTTAATGACATAAGTATCAGCACCCGCTAAAGACTTTAGGACTTGCGTACCAAAAGCGGCTAACCAACCGTCAGGAGTCTGATACAACAAAGGAATTCGTCTTACTAAATTGTCTACATCAACAGGCGCACTGGCAATGCCTTGGTCTGTCCACTGTGATTGCTTCAGTATCTCTATGTTTTGAGTTGTTCCTTTTGCAACATAACCACCTGTTCCGTCCCCTAATATTACTGTGCCTACAGTATTCGGATATTCTCCATTGTCATTCTCAAACAAAGGCAACACGGTTCTTGAATAGTTCATGGACGCAGCAAAGTCTTTATCTCCTCCAAGCCTATCTGCATGAGGAAAACCAATGACCCAACCCACGCCAATTGCGCCCTGTGCTATAAGTTTGTTTTGTATCTCTGCTAATCTTGCTCTTGGTAAGGGATAGCCACCTTCACGATCTAGGTCTTCTTCCGTTATGCTCAATACAGCAAAATAGTTAGACGATATTCCTTTTGGAACAAAAGCATCAAAAGTCTTTAGCTTTAAGATCTGATAAGCATTGAATTGAAACAATAAAGGTAGGCTTAAAACAACCAACAGCAACAACAGTTTTTTCACGATCCTTGCAATATCCTTATAGTTGAATCTGAGCCGCCGTTCACTTTAACTATTCTTTCCACGCCTTCTTGCATCAGTATAATAGTATAGGCATTGCTTGCTTCTACATCTAGCCGAACACTATGCCCTACAAATCTACGCAAACTAATTATCTGGCCTGTGATTAATGTGGTTATCTGCGTGTCTTTATCCTGCCCTAACTCTGTGCCTGTAATTGTGGTGCTTGTTGCTTGCTTTAACCTGTCTTCTTCTTTTGAAATTCCTAGAGCGTCAAGGATGTTAAGCATATCTTCTAAGAAGTTAACATCAAGATAGTTAATATCTAGCTCTGAGAATTCAAACTCTGGGTCTTCTTCTAGGAAGTCATCGGCTAAAAAGTCTACATCAAGTCCTGAAAAGTCTAAGTACGGGTTGGCTTTTACGACTGTCTGTGCTTCTTCTACAAGTTCAACGCTTTTAGGCGGAGTTACAATCAACATGTTGTCAATCATATTTAATGTTAGGTTAAGTATGGCAGGACTAGAGGGAGCCTGTTCAAACATAGCAACCGTTGTAGCTTGGTAAGGTTTGTTCAAAGTAACGCTGCCCATACCAGTAGATACAACAATCTCACCAGAGGATATACCATTTGCATCAGGCAATAGGATGATTAAACTTTTACCAAATTCATCGACTGTGCAAGTAAAGTCTGTACCGCGAATCGCTATGTTTGCAGTGGGAGTCGATAGCGTGATGTTGCGTTTGTCTATCTTACCTAACTGTCCTGTGATAAATCTTGCTGTACCACTGGCAAACTTAATCGTCATTTTAGATTTGCTGGGATCAGGATCGTAGATGTACTCGTCGATGATGAGTTCACTATGCTCAGTCAGTTTGACGCGGCTGTCATCCTCAAAGGTTATAGCCATTCGACCATTAGATGTCTGCACGTTATCAAGCGATTCGATGCCTAAGTTAAGCTCCGCGCCGAGTTCTTTGTCTCGTACAACCTTTGCGTAGCCGTTTAGTTCAGATATTGAACCAATGTCAGCAGCCTGTAGAAGTTCCTTGGTCGTTTTGGTCAACGCAAAAAGTACCATTAGAACCATTGCTAGTGATTTTAACCCAGTCATTATTGAGTGTACTCGCTTGTGTAATATTAATTGTTCTTGAACCGCCTGTATGATCTAACCACATATAACCACCTGAACTAGCGTTAACACCTGTGCCAGTATATGTGATTGTGTTATCGGAACCGTCAATATCCATATAGTTTGTTGCACCGTCAATATTGATACTGGAAGTAATCGCATTGTTTGATCCCTGTATGATCCAATCCAAATCTAGTGTTGCCGCTGCTGCACTAGTAGCTTGGTTTAGAGTCAGTGTATTGGATGCGCCAGTCACTGCGACGTTGACGTTACTAGAATCGGCACTATAAGTATTGGTTGTGTCTGTGACTACATTCATGACGTTTGAGTTGCCTGTAAATTGGAAAAACCCAGTATAACTATCGGCAGTGATGTCACCTTTCCACAAGTTACTTGCACCTATTTGATTTATATCTAGTGTGTTGGTCGTGCCAATAAAATCAAAGTCAGTGAGTGTTCCTGCTACAGAACCAACACCACCAATAAGGTTCGAACCACCTTGCTGTTCCAGATCTATCGACGCTGTACTGCCCGTCTGATCTATCCATATTTCATTATCTGCCAATACTTTTTGGCTTATAAATATAATAATCAAAGCCCAACCGACAATAAAAACAGCTAACGCAATATAATGTCCATTGTGTTTAATCCACTTTAACATGCCAAAACTCCTTAGCGAGTCCGTCGTTAATAGTTTGCAATACTGCTGTTTCTATTGCTGCTTGAAGCGCAATGTTTATTGACTCATTTTGCACTGAACCGTTTTCTATCTCTATTAACTCTGTCCCATTTGCTACAAATTTAAAAACATCTTCGTTATATGCTACACTAAGTACGGTCTTTGTGACTAAAACTTCTAACAGCACTCGTCCCGTCAATACTGATATTGTACGTAAAGATACTGAAAGCGTATCTCTCCTATAGCTTTTAGATAGGCCGATGCCCAAGTATCTAGCCCCAACACCACCAGAAGTTACGTTACTTTCGTAACCCACTACACTACCTTGCATCAGTAACCCTGCAAAAAGTAAGGGTTTTAGTTTCTGCTTTTCTTCAAAATCTTGCCTAGCAGACCGTATAATCTGCCGCTCTTTTGCAAGATGCTCTAACCCTACTCGGTCTACAACGTCAAAGAACCCTTGTTTTTCTGATCCCGCATGGTGTAAGGCACGTATTAAATAAGCAGAAGGGTTTTGTGTGACAGCCGTACTGAAGCTAGCATACTCACCGTTACTCCTACGTTGTCCCGTATCATCTACAAAAGCCCCTGTATATACAGCAATCACAGGTTTCTTTTCTGGTGGGTCTACACGGGCTAATTCTGTAATAAGAAGTTTGCGTACCGTAGCCTTCTCAATCTTTGGTAAAACGTGGTTATTGACTGACGCGCAACTAGAAAGTAAAGCTGCCAATAGGCACAGATATAGTAGTTTTACCACCGTCTGATTCGTTGATTGTAAGTGTGACCTTATCTCCATCAGTGCTGTAATCCACTCGATTGCCTTCTAGCGTAAAACTTCCACTTTCCGATTTTGTCTCTCCAAACATGTTATCCACAAGTTGTCTAGATAGCTCTGCGTATATTCTACTCTCAAGATTACGGATAAACCTAGCTAATGTCGTGTTGTTGGAATCTCTTGCCAGTTCTTCTTTATACGCTTTAATCTCTTCTTTGATTGCTTTGTCACGATTAAATTGTTGGTTTTCTATGGTCAAATAGTGAGAACTGGTGGCATTGCCTGAGAAACTTGGGTTCTTAAACTTAAACAACATTTCATCAGCAGACACACTACCTAAAGACCATATAATTACAAAGATAAGAAAAACGCACACACAAGCAGCAAGAGATACATGCCCTATAACACTAACGATTGTTCTTATTATCTTTACGATCTGCTGCTTCACGTAACTCTATCACCGTATCTAGTTTCTGTTGCAAGCGTATGATGTCATTATCTAACATTCGTATTCTGTCAATTAAACCAATCAAGGTAGCTATAGTGTCGCCTAATTTTGACTTTATTTCAGTAGTGATAAACTGCCATATGAAATAAATCATATAGAGCAAGCCGATTGTGGCTACAATGGGGAACCCGTATTCGCCTATTAGCTGGGCAATATCCACTAATCTCTCCTTGCGTCTTCTTTTCCATCAGCTCTTGATATCCTTTCTAAGTCTGGACGCAAACCAACTACACTGCACATCGTACAGTCTATACGCACCATATCATGATTCATTGTCTTAACTCTGTTGTCTAAGTTACTGACTATATTGTGAATTGCATCGACATCACCAACGACAGATGCCAGTATAAACTTAATAGATAAGAACACAAAGAAACCACCGATAAGAGATATGGCTATCGGAAAACCAACTTCAGCTATTAGCGTAAAGACTTCAGTCATCGCCTATATCTAACCCACCCATTGCCTCGGCTGCTCGTTCTCGTACCTCTCTAGGAGCTATAACATCTTTATATGTTTTATTTGCTTCTTGTATTTTCATTTTTAACGAACGTAATTTTGTATCCCCACTAATTTGCAGCCGAAAAGCCTTTACATTTTTTGATTGATTATATTTACGTATTTTATCGTCTATTTCTGCAACTCCATCAAAATCGCCAGCATAGTGAGCAAAAAACCGTTTGTTTAATAGGCTGCGTTTTTTATCTTCTATCCTTCGTTTTTGGGTGTACATAATATTACTGTCTTCATACGCATCTGCTACTTCAATAGAACTAAAACCAACACCTTGCATAAGGGAATTATACAAATTAATATCCTCGACAACAGGTCTACCTGCTTTATCAACCGCACCTTGTACGTAATAACGTATACCTTTCATAGGATTTCTAATTGCCGAAGGCATTATCATTTGCACGGCATCCATAACAGGATCTCGTCTTGAATCGTCAGATGCTCTTTTTATTCCGTCGCCAATTTGTATAAACAACGATGGTACTGGGCCAGCTAAACCAACAGCAGTTCCAAGAACATATCCGTAGTCTTCCATTCTTCTAGCGTCATGACGGAACAACATAGAATTAAACCCGACTCTGTTTGACATATCTATACCTAACAAATGGTTTAAAGGCCCACGGTGAGCTACATCTCCTAATACTATTTTCATGTATTGATCAAAATTTTGATAATCTGGGTCATCTTCGTCAGCACCAAGTTCGTACATAGCTTCTGCTAAAAACATTCCCGGTATACCACGAGCACCAGCAAAAGTAGTAGCCATTATTGTTATAAAAGCAAGCTGCCTTCTAGCAAATTTTATCGCATCTATTGGTGCTCCAGTATCAGGGTCAATAGGCATAGAGCTATCAGATTTATGGTTTTTAGGTAAAACTTTACCTACAGAGTTAGACATTAATTTATATTGTAGGTATAACTGAGAAAACACAAATCGTTTGAA